CAATACATATTATTATATAGAAAGAGCTTCTATTTGCAAGCATAAAAAAACAAAGAAAAACAAAGACTTAGTAAAATAGTTTTCCCAGCTACTGTTTATTAAAGTAAATATTTTATTGATTGCATTAAATAAATAGTTTATTGAAAGTATATAAAGGGAAGACAATTATATATTTTTATAAACATTGAATTGATACATTCACGCACGGCATAACATGAACCAGGCACGCAAAAAAAGAATAGCACGCAATAACACGCAATTAATAAGGCAAGGGGGGCTATTTTTAAGGACGGCACACCCCAAAGGGGTCGGCTCACTTTTATATATGTTAATAGATAGTTCTACACACACATGATAAGCAAAGCAAAACAAGAGCACATCATAGCATCCATTACAGACGGACACAGCCTAGTCAAGGCTTGTGCAGATGCAAAGGTCAGTCGTGCTACGTTATATCGCCATATGAGCAAAAATGCAGAGCTAGATGCTGAGGTTAAGACTGCACAGAGACAGGCTGCTGAGAAAGCACTAGAAGAGCTAGAGGATATGTACGGAGATGCGTTACATGGGCGAAAGAGTTACGATCCTAATCTATTGAGAGACTATGGACATCATGTACGTTGGAAGGTGCAGAAGATATTGCCAGAGAGATTTGGCGAAGCTAAGAGCCGAGCAGGTGTAGAGATCAGTGATGGTTCATTGAAGATAGTTTGGGAGACTGGTTCCGAGGATGCAAGTTAAGATACCATACAAGCCTAGAGCATTACAGGCTGAGATGCACAAAGACCTGAAGAGGTGGAATGTGCTTGTGATGCACAGACGCTTTGGTAAAACTGTGTTTGCTGTCAACCATATGATTAAACACGTGCTTACTTGTCCGTTACCAAGACCAAGAGTTGCGTTAGTTGCTCCTACGTTTACGCAAGCTAAGAGGATTAGCTGGGATTACGTGAAGTATTACGCTGGTGTGATACCAGGCGTTACCTTTAATGAGACTGAACTAAGAGCAGACTTTCCTAACAATGGTCGTATTATGTTGTTATCAGGCGAGAATCCTGATGCTTTGAGAGGTATATACTTAGACTTGTGTGTCTTTGATGAGTATGGGATGCAGAATCCTAGGGTATGGGGGGAGGTTGTAAGACCTGCCCTATCCGATAGAGAGGGTAGTGCTATCTTTTTGGGAACACCTGCTGGGCATAATCATTTTTTTGAAATACTACAATCGGCTAAAGAGCAGAGCGAAGAAGGCTCTGACCAATGGTACTGGAAGATTGCCAAGGCTAGTGAAACGAAACTTGTGAAAGATGAGGAACTCAAAGCTGCACAGTTGCAGATGACACCTGAGCAGTATGAGCAAGAATATGAGTGTTCATTTACGGCTGCTATAATTGGTGCGTATTATGGGAAACTATTGGCTGATGCTGATGATAAGGGCAAGATTACTAGGGTTCCATACGATCCTGCGTTGCCAGTTCATACGGCTTGGGATTTAGGTATTAATGACTCGACTGCTATTTGGTTTGCACAAGTGTATAGAGGGGGTGCTGTTAATGTTATTGACTATTATGAGAATAGTGGCGTTGGCTTGGACCATTACGCTGAAGTATTGCGAAAGAAAGATTATCACTGGGGAGATCATCTTGCTCCACATGATATTGAGGTTCGAGAACTGGGTAGTGGGAAATCGAGGTTAGAGACTGCTTTTAGCTTGGGGATACGCTTTAAGGTGATACCGAGAATGAAGATTGCTGACGGAATCAATGCTGCTAGAATGATAATACCTAAATGCTACTTTGATAGAGACAAATGTGCAGAGGGATTGGAAATGTTGCGACAGTATAGGCAGGAATGGGATGAGAAGAAAAAGATATTCCGAGATCAGCCAAGACATGACTTTACGAGCCATGCTGCTGATGCTTTTAGATATTTAGCTGTTGGGTTGGAGAATCGTACGACTATGACAAGACCACCACAATCTGTGGCTGTGAATGAGTACAATCCTTTTACGCTGTGATGTATGGTCACGACTATGAAGATGCTTTGGAGATGGTGAGGTATAGTGAGCATCATAGGGATTGGGATGACGAGATGATACAGAATTATATTGAAAAGCCTTTAGGAATTAGACAGTATAAGATTATGAAAAACGATTTACATGAGCCATTGATGTTTGCGACATGGGGATTTCCTAGTGATGAGCAGGTTGATGAGTATGTTGGAACAAAATATTTCCCTGTTGATGGATACAAGGGAGGTGGCAAAGATGTTTGGTTAGTAGACTTTATTGCAAAAAAAGGTTATACAAGAATTGGATTCCTTGTTTTGAAGAGGATGTTCATGCGTAGTGGCTTTAAAAAAGCCTTTTGGTTTAGACCTGAAACTGAGAAGTTAGGGTGGCATATGTTGAAAGGAAAATAACATGGGTGGTGCTCCAAAGAAAGTTGCTAAGGCAGCAAAGAAAACTCTACAAAAAGCTGAAAAGGCTTTAGTTGAACCATTAGAAAGACCAGTTAAAAAAGCTGTAAATGTGATTGAAAAAGTTGGTGCCGACATAGTTGAGCCATTAGAGAGACCAGTTAAGAAGTTAACCAAGGAAATCGTTGAGACTGTAACAGGCACAGATAAATATGACTATAGGCAGCCAGAACAACCAGTGCAATCTCCTGAGATCACACCTGAAGTTGTTGAAGATGAGAAGCCAACTATAACAACTAGGTATGCGACTAGAGGAAAGAGATCAGGTCAGGGTGGCACAATCATGGAAGGCTATGGCGTAGTTACACGACCACCATCAAAAAGATCAGTAACATAGGAGATAACAATGTCATTTTTAAGACCAAAGGTATATGTTCCACCACCACCACCAGTTCCAGAAGAACCTGCCCAGGCAGATTATGCGAAGGCTGCTGCATTAGCTGGAGAAGCTGAAGCGATAGAAAGAA